CTACAGACAGGTAACCAAGTACTTTGTACTAAATAGAATGCATCTCTATTGGCTCCTGCAAATGTGTGGTGAACATCAGTTGTTTTTGTAGAACAACCAGCAACACTAACCTTACACATGGTGTTATCACTAAGGAACTTATACCTGAGTTTTAAATACTCTGTATCTTGTTTCTTTCTCTTATCAGATACTGTAGGAATTACATTCTTATGTTCAGGATCACCTGACTTAACTTTAGCCCAACAGTATTGACAATACTTGTTACCTTCATGATTCTTCCAGATAACTTTCTCTTCATGACATCCGTTACAAACTTTAAGCTTTTTCATCCATTAGTTTTAATACTGTTTCTGATATTGCTTTTACTTTATCACTAAACCAGTCTTCATCACTATTCCATTTACCAGCAGCTAATAAACCTTGTGTAACTGAAGTAATAACATATTCTCTTTTAGTTATTCCTGGTTGAAGAAAGCCAGCATGTACCGTAGCAAATGCTGGCTGATTATCATTTTTTCTCATTGTTGGTTTTTATTTTTCCAAAGATAAGAAATTTTTAGGTAAGATACCTTCAAGCATAAACAACTCAACTAACTGATCCTTATGTATACACAAGTCTTTGAAAGTTAATGTGTTCTTGTAATTAGCATCCATATCCTCATAACTATTTAATTCACTTATAAGTGAACTATTAGGAAATAAAGACAGTAATAATTTATCAGTTAACTGCTTTGTTACTCTGTGTTTGTAGTTATTAACAACTAATTGTGCACGGTTATAAACATTGAGAATGCGGGACTTCTTCTTACTGCACATACTATTAAGCTCATCTACTGATAGAGAGTCTATACCATATAGAGCTCTTTTATAGAGATAGTTTTGATAAGTACTATACTTATCTTGTTCAAAATCCTGATATTTCACAGGTTTTGCAATATAATCTTTGATGTCGTGTTTTAGCTTTTCCATAATCATATACATTTTAAATCATAAAAAGAGCCTGCCGTAACAGGCTCCTTGTTAATTACTATTTTAAATTTTCTTCACTTAAATCAGATATTTCCCAAAGTGCATCTTCTAAATGCATATTAAGCTTAGATGCTGGTGTATCAAGCTCATCATCTTCAGTTTTGTAATTTTTTTGTAAAATTTCTACAGCTTTATTAACTAATTCATTTAATTCAGCTTGAATTGTTATTACATTTACCATGACTATTAATATTACAAATTAAATTCTTCTGATGAATTGTCAAACTCAGCATTTGGTTGCATTGCAGGTTTCTTAGCAACTTGAGCAGCATAAGCAGCTTTTACTTCTGCTTTGTTATCATGACTAATCAAGATATCTTCAGCATTTGCTTTAGTAGTATACTTTGTTCTACGGTGAATAGGAAAACCACCAAGAGTACAAGCTACATTTGTTTCACCAGCTTTTTTGATAGATTTACTTGGATCTTTTTTGTTAAAAGGATCTAATGATTCTTCAGCAACAATAGTTCCTGACAATTCTTGACCATCAAAGTAACCTGCTGATTGTAAGTCTTCTACAAGACCGTGAATAAGAGCAGAAAACTCTTTACGCTTCATGAATCCATTGTCATCTATGACTACTCTGTTTTGTACTACACGTACATATCCAAAAATAGGGTTTGCTGATTGGTTAATTACCAATTTTGTTGCAGCATCAGCTACAACTTTAACTTTTGTGTCCATCTCTTTAAGTTTTTGAGATTAATAAATAAATTGATTTTTTGAGTAGAAATACTATATTACACAACTACTCATTGTGCAATAAGAAATAAATACAGATAGTATTTATATATCCAGATTATCTGTTAAATCAATGATATCATCAAACGGTATGCTGTCATCAGCTATATCATCAAGTTCTTCATCATTTGGGAGAAATTCAAAGTCATAAGACTTTTCTTTGGCATTATCAATGCATGCTGAATCCGTGAATGGATTGGTAGCATAATCACCACCGCCAACAGATATTAAGTACTGAATATCAAGGTCAGTCATACTTAAATACTGATCAATACTAATGTTAATTACTTTTCCGTTTGGTAGCTGGTATAACATGCTTGATTAATGTATAGTAAATGTATTACATAAATAACAAATACAAGTCAAAATTCATCAAAAACATGCCACTATATAGCTAATAACAATGAGAGAGCTATTAACTCTCTCATATTATTATCTGGGAAAAGCGTCCACACAGGACAAAATATTTATAAAATACTAGTAACATCTAATACAGCTTCAAGAGGTAGATTAACTGTACCTTCTGGGAAGCCAACTGTATATGCATTGTAACTATGATAGCCATTAAAGGCTAAGACAGTACCATATACAGCTTCATCTATTGTATTCTTATCAAGAATTTCTTTCTCACTAGTACCAAGCCAACCAGTTTTTTCTCTATCAACTTTAACTTTGGTACCTGCTTTAATAGGTTCGGGAATTAATGTTCCTATAGAAAGATCAATAATCTTCCTACACATAGACTCACTCTCATAAGTATAGAGAGTGAGCATTTCAATTAGTTTGTTTTTAACATATGCATCATCAGATGCTAATAATCTGTTAAATAACACTGTGAATGTATCTCTATCATACTTCACATAACAAGTTCTAGGATCCATAAAACACAAACATAAATAGTAAAATACTTACAGCAGCAATAAATATCACTGTGCCTATTATGAATTCTTTTAAGAACTCTTTAAATTTTTTGTCATCTATAATACTCTCTAGATGTAGTTTCTCACGCTCAATTTCATTCAACTTTTCCCGTTTCATTTCTAGTGGAGCATCACTACGTTCTACTGAATCACTATAGAATATTAGTGATTTTATCCTTTGGTCAATCTCTGTCTTTTCCATTCTTTTTCAGTTTTATAATCATTACTACTTTTCTTACCAAACCAAGAATGAATATAATTCATTGGTTTATACTCAAAGTCTTCATATCCCGGAAGACATGCTACAAACTTTGTTACTTCAATTGTTTCTTTTTTTCTTTTTGAAATCATATAGTTTATTTTTAATTTACACACTAATCTCTATCTGCTTTAAGAGATTCAAATTCATATTCTTCATTGTATTCAAGGTCACCTGTCTCAATATAATGAAGAACTTCTCCCTTATACATATGGTCAGCAACCTTACCATCTTTAAACCACACAGTATATAACTTGTGGTCTTCGTGTTCTCCCGCAGGAGTGATGGTTCCATTCAATAACCACCAAATAAATACTAACTTGCTCATAACTATTTGTTTTAAAAGTTCATTAAACATTGCTGACATGTGTGTACTTCATCACACTCACATGTTAATTCCGGATTTATTCCATATAACATAGCTTTATCAGCATCTTCAGACATCAGTTCACCTCCACTGAACTGTCTTTTAGCTTTTCTTTCTTCTACTTTAACATTGGTAGCATTAATAGCTCTGATAACCATTTTCAGTGCATTTCTAAGATGATTGATATCCATTTCATCTACATTAATTTTTTGACCATTCTTCATAATCCAATACACATTTTTCATTTGATTTAGTTTTTGAGTTTATAATTTGATATATAGTTGGGAACACAGATAAAATGTGCTTAGTTATAATAGGTAATAGATCCTTACAAATAACCTAAAATTACATTATGCATTACTGCAATACTTAGTCTTGTAGATTAGGTCCGTCTATATTTCAGTGAAGATTGGCTCTTATTAAGCTTCAACATCCTATTATAACTGTAAGCACAAAGTTTTCCGGAAGCATTTACTGTCCTAAAGAACATAACACTAATAACAATACTATAAGTAATAGTAATACTGATTAGTATATGTATAGACACACTTAATACTTTATATACAGGGAAATGCTTAGTCTTGTTTTAGCTATATAAATATTCATATACAGCTAGTTACACATTTATGTACTCTTGTAGTATAGTGTAGATATGGTAGAGGTAGAACACCTTTCCCCATTTTATCACACACTTTCACACAATTTACAAAAAATTAACTACTTGATTATCAGTGAGTGAGTCTCATTGTTACACAGGTAAAACAAAACTAATTATTACTTGCAATGAGTTTACAATGCTCTATAAATGTTTTATCATCTAGTGTATGTTTCATAAAATTGCAGGTTCTACAACAAGTAACAAGGTTATCTACAGTGTATCCTTTGTTATTATCCTGTCTATCTAAGCCAATACCAACAATAGTTTGCATACAATAAGTACAAGACTTGTTCCAATAGGTATTAAACTCTTCATATGTTATGTTAAACTCAATACCTCTGTTTAATGCACCTCTCTTGTATGTAGCATATCTATGCTTTGGTGTTTTATGATATTGATATTTAATCTTATTAAGCCTTTGCGTCTCTCTTCTAAGTTTTACTTTACAGTCAAAACATCTTATACTAACATCAGTAGCAACAGGTTTATCACAGTCTTTACATTTCTTTCTCATAATCAATATTATTAGTTGTCTCTACAAATATAATAAATATTATGGAGATAAACAATAACACGGTGGAGACAAAGAATATTATGTTTCCAGAGTAAGCAGATTCTTCCTACTACACAACTTAATAAGCACTAAGTAGTAGGTAGTACACGCTACTGAGTGTATTTATAATACTATTAAAGCTGAGTAAGCTTAATTTCATTATACACCTACTACTATTTAGTTAATATATAGCTTGATAACAAGATTTATATTAAATAAATGGTTGATTGGTAGAGGGTAAAAAGAAAAATACTAGTGACCTAAGTCACTAGTATCTACTACTTACTACATTTTATCTAATGAGTCTGTAGTATCTTCAGTTGTTTCTTCTGCAGTTTCTTCTGCAAACTTAACCTCCACTGTTCTTTTCTTTGCAGAAACTGAACTTGTAAGCTTGTCTGCTAATCTGTCTGCAAACTTATCTGCTAACACTGTACTTGCTTCTGCAATTGCATTTAATCTTGCTGTATCTTTGTTAAATGCAGAGTTATCCAATGTAAAGTTTCCATCTTTTTTCTTGATGAAATTAACTTCATCCTCCATAGAGATGTAGTTGGTTAGGAACTGTACTTCTCCATTTGCTCCAAATGAAGGATACTGTTTGAAACTTGGACTATTTTTGTAGTCCTCAATTTCTGCTACTGTACCTACAATGTTGTAGATATGAAATGTTTTACCAAAGTTTTTACTGTCTTTGTTTCCATTTCTCAATGATGTTACATAAACTGCTTTCATGTTACTTGTTTTTAATTGTTAATAAATTATTTTATTTTAAATTAAGGGTTGATTAGAAGGAGGGAAAAAAGAAAAGCAAAACCAGCCTAAGCTGGTCTTGCTGAACTAATATAGATGGCTTCATAGCCAGCTTTATTAGTGTACAATCTGCCGTCAAGGTACATCAAGTCACCAGACTTGGTACCTGCAGGTAGATTGGATACAAATGTTCTGGGTAAGAACTTGTCACTATTGACAAGTTTGAGAACAAACATTTTATCAAATTTCTTTGAAGACAAAACTTTCACCAGAAAGGTTTGTGTTTGAATAAATTTAGATTCCATAATAAATAATTTTATTATGTATGTAGGGTTGATCATTTTTTCACTAGAAAAAATGTTATAGTTATATTACATATGCAATATGTGGTTGAGCAAGCACCGGGGGTAGGGGCCTGACGCGCGGGGCGGGGGGTTGCTCCACTAGGGGGTAACCACATCTCACTACATATACAGGCCCCAAATACCGTAAATATATATTAGTGAATCTCTCAGAGAGATATTACCATGGGGTAAGTTACCATGTGGTAACATGAGTGGGGGGTTATTACACATCATGAAATTTTTATAAAAAATTTTTTTTAGATTATATGTGGGGTAAGAAAAGTTGTATATATTTGTTCTGTCGTTTAGGTGCTGTTTCCGCAAAGCCTAGTATGTTGTGAAGCCCTGGTGTAAAAAGCCAGGGTTTTGTTTTAACAACCTGTTCTTAGAGAACAACAATATATACTCCCCTGTAGATAGGATCTGCAGGTTCAGTACCAGGTAAGCATACCGTAAGATCTGCTCACTATCTCTGGTCTTCTCTGCGCAGGAAAGCTGTAAAGTATAACTGTTAGCAACACCCAGGAAAGTTTCTCTGATCAAGAATTACTTCCTGGGTTTTTTTATTTAAAATAATTCATATATTTGTGAAACCAACAAACTAAGTATGAGTAAGAGTAAAAAAAGGGAACCTATAGTCCTTGTAGAAATCAGTATTAATTTAGAAGATAAGTTTGAGATCAGACTCCAGAAGGTTGATAAATCTACTATTCCAGTTATAGTAGGGTTATTAGAAAAAGTAAAGTTTGATTTACTAGCAAGAGACTATGATGAGGATGGTGCAGCTGAAGAATTGCCGTCTGTGAATATTATAAATAATAAATATGATGCGTGATGATTGAAAGATATATGACTAAGCCTGCATATGTTGATGTATTGAAATATGTAGATGATAACAGAAATTTTGTCTTTGAATTTACAAATGGAAAAGCTGAGTTTATTATGCCAGCAAATACAAAACAGTTAACATTATATGTGCATACTGATCTAGGTCCTAAGAGATGTAATCCTGATGAGTATATTGTAAAGGATACTGAAGGTAACTTGAGTGTAATAACAGAAGAGCAATTAGAGAATAGTTTCTTAAAAGTAAAAAAAACAGAAAGTAAATTAATATGAGTAAGACAAGTAACAAGCAAAAGATTGAAGCATTGAAAGGATGGCTTCAATGGTTAACAATAACTAAAAACAAAAAGTAATGAGTGAAACAGTAGTAAGTATTCCGGAAGTAATTGGAATGAATGAAACTAAGGTGCTTTCATTTGGTGAACAGTTAGTAGGGATTGAGTTCAATCCATCTAATGATGCTGGTGTAGCTAAAGTAAAAGAATTATTTGCAGAAGCAGCTAACATTCTAAAAGATTCCTACCAAGAAGGACCAGGAAACCCAGTTAAAAGTTTATTGTTTGACCACGCAGTTGGTGAATTAATAAGTGCCCAGATGGCAGTAGTAAAAGTAATTACATTTAAATAAAAAACATGAGACACGTAGAAAAAGCATTGTTAAAATACAATGAAGAGAATGAGAAATGGACACAGTTCATTCAAATTGAAAATACAGAAGATATTAAAGGTGTTGCTCCTATTGTTAAATTTACAATTCAATCAGACCCGATTTCTGAAGTAGGTGTAAATGGAGTACAAGCATTAGACATGTTGAAATATGTCAAGTGTTTATTTGAAAGTCTGAATGAAGCTTTTCCTTGTAGAGAAAATGCTTTGTCTATTACTAAAATTGAAGAAGCTATTCACTGGCAAGATGCAAGAACAAGAGACCGTCAAAGAAGACAGGTAGAAGGATTTAATAAACAATAAATAAAAGAAAAGATGAGACTATTAGGAAAAAGAATCTTGATTAACATTCCAGTTATTGACAAAGCAGTAATTGAGTTAAGCCCTATGCAAGAAGCAGAGCGCGAAAAAGAAGCAGTTAAAAAATGGACACAGTTAGAAATTCACTCTGTAGGAGATGAAGTAGAAAAAGTAAAAGCTGGAGACAAAGTATATGTACAAACATTTGCTTTAGAAGGAGCTGAGAAAATTGATCTAGATGGTCAGATTAAATTGTTAGTAAAAGAGTTTGATATTGCAATAGTATACTGAGATGAATGAATTGCGTTACGAACAGTATAATAAATGTGTTATGAAAGATCTCAATAAAAATGTAAGTATGTCTACAGAGCCTAAATGGGTTGATCCACAGGAGTACAATAAGAAAGAATTTGATAAATTTTCCCGTAAATGGACACCAACAACTTCTCCTATAGAACAACCAGATGCATTAAGACCTGAGCATTACGGTGGAGCTGATAGTACGTATGAAGTATTTAAAGTATTAGAAGCTTGGAATCTTGATAAAGATTTCTATTTAGGTAATGTTATTAAGTATGTTGCAAGAGCTGGTAAAAAAAATTCTGCAAAAGAAAAGGAAGATTTACAAAAAGCTTTAGTATATTTACAGCGTAGAATTGATAGTTTATGATTATTGTTTGTTTACTTATTGGTGTAATTATTATATATATACTGTATGGATTACAAAATTCTTGGCGTATGCCTATATACAATAAAGTATATAACATGTGGCAAGAAGATACCGAGAAAGTAACTAAAGCTAACTTAGCAATAATTATAATGTGTTTTATATCATTTCTTCTAGGTGTTATTTCTAACATGATGATTAATTAAATTTTTTATTTATATAAAAGGGCCCTGGTTTTTACTAGGGCTTTTTTTTATGAAATTTTTTTTGTATATTATTAATAGTATTTATAGTTAAAATAAAAAATCTATGAGTTTTACAGGACAAATAAATTTTGGATATCCATTGACATCCAATAATATAATAACAACAATTCCAGATGAAGCTGTGTTACCTTTATCAATAGGAAGCAGTTTACAAGGTAATACATTAGGTGTAACTTTTGCAGATTTAAAATCTCAAGTTAGTAGTATTCCTGTATGGGGAACTATTATAGGAAACATTAATGATCAGAATGATTTAATGAACATAATTAATGGTAAACAACCTTTATTATTTTCAGGTAGTAATATTAAAACTATTAATGGTTCTAGTATATTAGGTTCTGGAGATTTAACAGTTGGATTACCAAGTTTTATTGAGTATAATACTACTGATAAAACAGTATGGTCTAATGGTAAAGGTGATGTTTTAACAAACACAACATATGGTGATAATGCTTTAAGAAGTAACACTTCAGGTACAAACAATACTAGTATAGGTTATGAAGCTTTAAGAGAAAACACTACAGGTTTTAAAAATATAGCTGTAGGATCAGGAGCATTACTTGCAAATACAACAGGTAATAATAACATTGGTATTGGTCTTCAAGCATTATATAATACTACAACAGCAACGGGTAATACTGCAGTAGGTAATGAAGCATTACGTGTAACAAATGGTAATAATAATACTGGTGTAGGATATTTAACATTACGGTCTAATACTACAGGTAACTCAAATGTAGCTGTTGGTTATGCATCCTTGTATACAAATACAACAGGTTATGGCAACGTAGCTATTGCTGCAAATGCACTTTTAAGTAATACCACAGGAATATTAAATACAGCAGTTGGATTAAGTGCATTACAAAGTAATATAAGTGGTGAAAATAATATTGCTATTGGTGTTAGTGCTTTATTATCTAATACTACTGCTAATAACAATACATCAATTGGTAATGATTCATTACGAACTAATACTACAGGTACACAAAATATAGCTGTTGGTAATCAATCATTAAGATATAATACAACTGGACAATCAAATGTTGGAATTGGATTTGGTACATTAGGTAATAATACAACGGGTAGTAATAATACTGTAATCGGTGATGGTGCAATGCGTGATAGTACAGTTAGTTCTCTTAATACGGCAGTAGGTCGGTCAGCATTAGAACGTGGTACAGGTAATGGTAATACTGCAATTGGTTATTCTGCAGCTCAGTTTAATGAGGGATCTGGAAATATAGCAATTGGAAATAGTGCTTTATACCCTGGTTTTTCAGCAGCAAGTGACAATATTGCTATAGGGAATGATTCATTTAGAAATATAACTACAGGACAAAACAATATTGGTATTGGAAAAACTGTATTACAACAATGTTATACAGGTTCTAATAATATTGCGATAGGTCAAAATGCAACTCCTATAAATTATTCTGGTACAATTGTAATTGGACATGGTGCTTATGCTACAGCTAACAATCAATTTGTAGTAGGTAGTACATCTTATAATGCAGGAGCTGTAACAACAGAAACTATCACACCTAATAGAACTTGGACAGTTAGAATCAATGGAGCTAACTACAAAATACCTTTACTAGCAATTTAATTTTTATAACAATGGATATTTTAAATTTTATTTCCTGGATTAAGGAAAAACGTGTAATCACAGCAACACCAAAAGGTTCTTTACTTGCAGTTGGTACACCTACAGCAAGAAGAGATGATGGCTATCTTGTAAATGCAGTAACAGTTGCAGATGCAGTTGCTTCTGGAGCACAAGAAAATAATACATATAAGACTGGTATATATGATCAGTATCCTTTTCCTGTAACACCTTATATGATACCAACTTCTACTAAAATAGAAGATACTCCTGCCGCACCTACTTTCTATCAAGGAAATCTTGTAGGATATAAAGTTGCTGGTGTATATGAACTTGGATCTGCAAATGATACATTCATAATTGAGTATTTAGGTACTGTAGAAACTACTGATGGAAGTTATCTAAGTATATTCCCATGGCAAACAAGCGGAACAGTTACATCTACTCCTAATGCACCTATGCCAACACCGATTGTATGTGCATTTGCAAACGGAGCATCTATCAGTGATGATAATGATGATCTAGTTCCTGCAGAAATTATGACAATTGCAATTGATCAATATGCTCCAGATGGTGCAGATATTTATTTAGTTGCTGTGTCACAAACTGCTGTATATAAAATATATGGTGATGCATCATTCAATTTTGAATTCTTAACAGTAGAAGGAACACCACTTAAATTTACTTTATATTAATACTAATTATCATGGCAAATAAATCTTTATTACAGAAACCAGAAAACTGGGGGCCTAAACCTCAACTAAGAGCAATGGCAATGAGTGTAGAAGTTGAACCTAACAGAGCTAGAATTGAAGCTAAAGTAGTTGAAATGAAAGCTGCATTAGAAACTAAATACAAAAAATAAGATGGATATTTTAAATTTTATATCATGGACAAAAAACGGTAGAACAGTTTCTACCGTTGATGCCTCTCACACTTTATTACCAGTAGGTCTTAAAGATCCTAAGAGAGATGATGGTTATTTAGCCGGAGCTATTTCAGTAGCTGATTTTGCAAGTTTAGTTACTCCTACGTTTACAAATGGTAATATTAAATTTGGTGAAAATGCTTTATCTAGTATTACAACGGGAGCTAATAATATTGCTCTTGGTGATAATTCTCTTAATACTATTACAACAGGTTCTGTAAATATTGCGATAGGAAAAAGGGCTTTAAGAAATACTACAACAGCTGATCAAAATGTTGGTATTGGTTTAGATACACTGTATAATAATACTACTGGTGTTCAAAATATAGCTATCGGTAATAGTACACTGTATTTTAATACTACTGGTGAAAATAATATAGGAATCGGTGTAGTATCAATGTTATTTAGCACTACCAGTAAAAACAATGTTGCTATTGGATCATTTGCATTATTTGATATTACTACTGGTCGCGATAATGTTGCAGTAGGTTTAGGTGCTTTAGGTGGTTTAACTACCGGTTCATATAATACAGGAGTGGGTTTTGAAACATATGCTGGAAATTACAGTTCTTGTGTATTATTAGGTAGAAGAGCTACTGCTACAGGTGATAATCAATTTTCAGTAGGTTCAGTTGAAAATCCAGCAGGTTCTGTAACTAGTGAAGAAAATACTTCAGCTAATGTTTGGAATGTTAGAATCAATGGAGTAGGTCGAAAAATTTTATTAGCTTAGTAATTAATTTAAAATCAAAATAAAATGTCAGTAGAAATTTTAAAAGAAGAAGTAACAGCTGAACAAGCAGCAAAGTCTGTATTAGCAGCTTATGATAGTGTAAACTTAATTGCAGAATTAAAAAGAAAAAGAATACTATCTGAAGAAGAAACAGCAACAGTAAAACGTAATGTAGATCACATTGCTATTATGTTAGGTAAAGAATGGTTTGCAACTGCATTAACTCCAGCACAAAAAACTGAGTTGGAAGCTATCAAGTAAGTTTAAATTTATTATATTTACAAAAAATATAAACCTAAAAAATTTAAACTATGAATCCAACTGATGCAGTTAAAACTATTGAGCAAGCATTGAATGCTGCTACATTAAAAGGTGTTTATACATTAGCAGATACCAACCAAATATTGGTAGCATTAAATGTATTACACAGTTTAGTTCCAGCTACTGAACCTACTTTAGAAGTAGTATCAGAATAGTCATTGCTTGACTCCTTTATTAAAACCCTGGATTAACTTCTAGGGTTTTTTGTTTTTGTGGATTTTTTTAAGTATATTAATATTATAGTCTAAATATTTATCTCATGTCAATAGGAAATTTAAAAGATACAGGAAATCAAGGGAATAATTTTCCTTATCAAATGAAAACCTTACTAGGTCTTCAACAAATAGCAGATAATATTTCTGGTATTGCGCCTCCTGGTGGGGCTGCTACAGAAACAACTCTCTTAATAGTTGAAGCATTTGTAGAAATAATTAAAAAGAATTCTATATCTAAGATAGGTAGGATTCAAGGATCAGCAAATTATAATAGAGTTTTATCATATAATGGTAACAATGATGTAACTGATATTACTCATACAGGAACTACTGAATATGGTGTAGAAACTATTATAGAAACTCTTACTTATGATGTAAATAGAAATGTTACACAAATTCAATATTCATAATTATGAAAAATAAATACAACCCAGTATCCGGTGAGTTTGATCTTGTAAATTCACTTCAAGACATAAGCTATGTACATACTCAATCTGTTCCAGCAACTACTTGGGTTGTTATTCATAATTTAAATACTAAATGTGCAGTACAAGTAGTTGATGAAGATAAGAATGAAATTATTGCTCAGATTGATTGGATAGATAATAACACTGTTAATATAACATTAAATATTCCAATTACTGGATATGTTTATTGTAATTAATAAAATAAAATTGTATATTATATTATAACTTAAATTTAAACTAAAAACAAAACAAAATGGCAGAAAAAAAGTTTTTTGTAGACATTAATCTACAAGGTAGTGCATTAACAAATGCAACAATTGGTACAAATTCAAGCTTAACCAAAGCTGGTTCATTTGGATTTGACGGAACAAGATTAAAGTATTTTGATGGTACAGCTATCAAAGATGTGGCTAACTTATCAGATATTGCTGCAGTAACAGGTGGTTTGATCTTCCAAGGTGGATATGATCCAACAACGGATACTCCTGATATTACAGACGGAACAGCATTAAAAGGTTACTTTTGGGCAGCAACTGCAGCAGGTACTTTCTTAGGAGAGTCTGTACAAGTTGGTGATTCAATTGTTGCTAAAGTTGATAATGCTGGTGCTACTCTTTCTGATTGGTTGATTTTACAAGGTAACATAGTTATTGCTACTGATTCAGTTGATGGTATCTCTCGTTTAGCTACACAAACAGAAGCTAATGATGGTACAGAAGGTGGTGCAGTTGTTATTACTCCAGCTACATTACAAGGTAAAATTGATGCTCAAATTACTCCTGAGATTTCTAGCAAATTACCTCTTGCTGGTGGAACTATGACTGGAACCCTTAATATGGGTGGTTCGGATATTCAAAGTGTTAGTTTTATTACTGGTGAAGGTGCTAATAAAATTAATCTTGCTACTGGTGCTATTATAAATGCCGGTGACCTTGATGCAAATTTTAATAAAATTACAAATGTACCAGCACCAACAAGTACTGGTGACGCTACAAACAAAGAGTATGTTGACAATGCTGCTTCAACTGCACAAGCTAACGCTGAAGCTTACGCTGATTCATTAGCTCCTAACTATGACGCTGCTGGTTCTGCTGCTCAAGCATTAACTGATGCTAATTCTTATACTGATACTGGACTTGCTGCTAAATTAGATTTAGCTGGTGGTACAATGAGTGGTCAAATTGATATGGCTGAACATCAAATTTATAATGTATCAGTATTAACTGCTAACGATTTTTATACTAACGGTATTGCATCAAAAGCAATAGGAGGAGAAGTATATTTACAATCACCATTTAATGCTAATAATGTATCACCTATCATCAACCTACCAGCACCAACTGCTGATGGTGATGCTGCTAACAAATTGTATGTTGATACTACTGCTGCAACAGCTGAATCTAACGCTAATGCTTATACTGATAGTAAGTCAACAGCAGTATTTGTTAATACTGAAGATTGGATTTTGGACGGAACTACTTATATATATACAATACAAAATACTCTTAATGGTAATTTGATAATAAATACAGTTTGTGGAAATAGACCTGCTGAATTTGAGTTCTATGACAGTAACGGTACAATTTATCTTTATTCAAATGTTTTACCAACAGAGCAAGTTCGAGTTAATATTATGGAAGTTTCACAATAAAAAATAAAATGTAATAAACTTAAAACCCACTCCATAATAGGGGTGGGTTTTTTTAAATACACTATATTTGTAAAAAATAATAATATGGCAGACAAGAAGTTTTTTATTGATGTTAACATGCAAGGTAATAACATCAATAATTTAAGAGCAGATACATTAGATATTATAACTAATTTAGCAAGTGCTAATACTAAAAGAATTGCTTATTATAATGGTAGTTACTATTATTCAGATGGAACATCTTGGAATATATTAGCTACTGCTTTAGGATATACTCCGGAAGATCAAGCTAACAAATCTTCAAATACTTCATTAGGTACATCAAATATATTATATCCAACACAAAATGCAGTTAAAGTATATGCTGATAATTTATTAGGTAATGCAAATGCATTAATTTACAAAGGAGTGATTGATTGTTCAACTAATCCTAACTATCCAGCAGCAGATGCAGGTTGGATGTACATTGCAAGTATTGCTGGTAAAATAGGTGGAGCAAGCGGTACAGATGTTGAGGTAGGAGATATGATTATTTGTAATACAGATGGAACTGTATCAGGTAATCAAGCTACTGTAGGTCAATATTGGAATATAATACAAAAAAATATTATAGGTGCTGTTACAGGACCTTCTTCTTCAGTAAACAATAATGTAGTATTTTTTGATGGTGTTACTGGAAAAATTATTAAAGATTCTGGATTAACTTTATCTGGAACAAATACTGGAGATGAAACTACAGCAACAATTAAAACTAAGTTGGGTGCTGCAAGTAGTTCTACAGATGGGTATTTAACATCAACTGATTGGTCAACATTTAACGGAAAACAAAATGCATTATCTGGAACGGGATTTGTAAAAATTTCTGGTACAACCATAAACTATGATAACTCAACTTATCTTACAGCAAATCAAAATATAACACTTAGTGGTGATATATCGGGATCTGGATCTACATCTATCTCTACAAGTATATCAGCATCAACTGTTACAGGTAAACTTATTACAGGCTTTGTATCAGGTGCTGGAACACTTACTGCAGCAGATAGTATTTTGACAGCTGTTAATAAGTTAGATGGTAATATCGGAACTAAACAAGCAACACTTGTATCAGGTACAAATATTAAAACTGTTGCTGGTGTAAATTTATTAGGTTCTGGAGATATTGGTACAATAGGAGATACTTATATTAGTTCTGCTACTACATGGAATTCTAAACAAGCAGGTAGTACTATATTAACAAACGTGTCTGCATTATCTTATGCAAGTGGTACACCATTTATAAAAATGACTGGTGTTAATACATTTGCTTTAGATACTAACACATATCTTACAGGAAACCAAACAGTTACATTAAGTGGTGATGTTACAGGTAGTGGAGCTACAGGTATTACAACTAGTATATCTGCTACTACAGTTACAGGAAAATTAATTACTGGATTTGTTTCTGGAGCAGGAACAGTAGCTGCTACAGATTCTATTTTAGGAGCAATACAAAAACTTGACGGGAATACATCTGCTAAGATAGGTGGTTCAGGTACAGCAAATTATGTTTCTAAGTTTACTGCTTCTGGTACAATAGGTAATAGTTTAATTCAAGATAATGGAACATATTTAGGTATTTCAACTGCTCCTGTAACAGGTGTTAGAGTTACTGTTGATGGAGTTGCCAATACAGCTATACGTGGAAATACTACAGGTAATGGTAAATATGGATTACACGGTTCTAGTGTAAACGATGGACCAGGTACTTTTACAGGTGTTTTTGGTGCAAGTACTGATAATGGTAGTTCTTTTGTAGGTTCAGTTTATGTAGGTGGGAGATTTTTTGCTTCAAATGGAAACAATACTACAGATGTTTACTCATTATGGTTACAAGATGGAACAGAGTCTATAGGTAAATTCTTAAAATCAATAACTGCAGATGGTAAATCACAATGGGCTACACTTGCTATTTCAGACGTTACTTCATTACAAACTAGCTTAGATGCTAAATCACCTATAGCTTCTCCAACATTTACTGGTACAGTTACTTCTCCAGCGGTTATTTTAAGTTCTGAAACTGCAAATACAATTGCTAGTTTTGATGCTTCAAAAAACATTAAATCATTAAGTACAGCAACTTATCCAAGTTTAACTGAACTAAGTTATGGTAAAGGAGTAACTAGTAGTATTCAAACGCAATTAGATGCTAAATCACCACTTAATCCAAGAGTTCAAACAGTTACAAGTTCAGCAACAGTTACACCAGTATCAACAAATGATTTAGTAATTATTACAGCACAAGCGGTTGGACTTACTTTAGCTAATCCTACTGGTACTTTTGCAGAAGGCCAATCATTAATGATTAGAATTAAAGATAATGGAACAGCTAGAGCAATTACTTTTGGAACTAACTATAGAGCAATAGGAATAACTTTACCTTCTACTACGGTAATTAGTAAAACAATGTACCTTGGAATTATATACAATTCTACGGATGGTAAATGGGATATTTTAGGTTTAAATCAACAAGCATAATGAATTACTATAGTTTAATAAGTTCAATGAGCAAAGGCGGTTCTTCTCAATTACTTTTAGATGTTTATCCAAATGCAATCGGAGCTTATTCTTTGTGTAAATTAAGAAGTGCATACACTGGGTATGCCGTTAGAGTTAGAAGGTCTTCTGATAACACTTCTCAAGATATTGGTTTTGTTAACAACGTGTTAGATACAACATCTTTATTATCATTTGTTGGTGCAAACTATGGATTTGTTTCTATTTGGTACGACCAAAGTGGGAATGCTTATAATTTTGAACAGACAACATTAGACTATCAACCTGGAATAGTTAGTGCTGGTTCTTTATTAACTAAGAATTCTAAACCAACCGTTGTTTTTGATGGACTTTCAGATTTTATGTCAGTACCATCAAGTTTAAGTAGTTTTTCTTTTCTTCATAAAACTGGCAAATCTTTTATTAGTGCTGTTGGATATAATAGGGTTGCAAATGAAGGATTTATATTATGTAATAATAATGGTACGTCTGCTAATATTGGTTATTTTTTAACAACATTAAATACAAGTAATGTTAGAAATTTTACTACAAATGGAAATGCTGGTTTAGCTTTAGCTACCGTGTCAAATCAAACTGTAACAAATCCATTAACTACTAATTCACTGTTTTTAATTAACGATGATACTGATAATGGAAATGCAACTGCGTTAAATAGGAGTAAAATATATGTAAATAATGGAAGTGCTTTAAGTTTAAACGTGCTAACAAATTCACCTTCAACGGCAAATGCAACTGCTGATTTGACAATAGGGTCAAAAAGTGGAACTGCAAAATTTAGTTATTATGATGGTGGTGTAAGTCAATTAATTATTTACAATACAGACCAATCAAGCAATAGAGCTGGAATTTCAAGTAATATCAATTCATTTTATTCTATATACTAATGTTAGGCTATACATATACAACTGAAGAACAAGCAATAAATGCACGTACATTATGTGCTACATATAAAGGATTGCCAAACCCTCAAGGTGATACACTTTACTGGGTAAATTATGACTATTCAGATTTAGATAATATATATTATATTGTATATACTACTGGATTAGAAAATGTTTTAGGCACACCAATTGAATTTACAATAACATTCCCTGAAATTGACCATAATCCTGTTGTAATTCAATTTCCTATAGAGAAAAAACAATTTACATTAGAAACAAGTTATTTTATTGAGCCCGATTTACAGGCTACTGTTTGTTTAAGACCATCTGATCCTGAAATATCAGATTACCTTGCAAGCAATTTTACTTTTCCTAATGAGCAAGCTGCATTAGATGAAATTTATGAATTAGCTATTACTCAGAGACCTATCTTATTTGAGATGTTTCAAGCTATGGATAATGTTCCTGTAGAGGTCAGAGAACAGTATTTTTTATAGGTTTATTTTAAAATTTTTTGTATATTATTATATACATTTTATAAACTTATTAAACATGGATTTAAGTACACTAACAATTGTATTATTTATAGCAGCAACATTGATTACTGCTTTTGGTTTCTTTTTAAATA